AGTTCAGAGCTGGTGTTCAGGTACCATTCTTGGATCAGATCGGAGTGTGGAACGGAACATCTTCACCTAACTAATAACTAACAATGGGAGGGGGTGACTCCTCCCTATTTAATAACATTAAAAAAAGAAATAATCATGGCATGTTTAATGACATCGGGATATAATGACAGAACTTGTACCAATGGAAAAGGTGGCATCAAGTCTGTGATGATATTTCCTCTTGGGAATATGACTGTAGGGACTGTGAATGCCAACAATGAGGTTGATGCATTGACTGTCTCTGGTGAGGTGTTCTTATATAAGTTAAAATCTAACTTATCAAGCTACACTGCACCAATCCGAGTGAATAAAGGAAATGGAACTCTTTGGTATGAGCAAACTTTGACAATGATCTTAGCATCAGATACTAAAGAATTGCGTGCTGAGATTCACTTGCTTGGACAAAATGAGTGTGTTGCTCTTGTTGAGAAAGCTGATGGGACAATTGTTGCTCTTGGATTTGGTGAAGGCCTTCAGATTGCTGAAGCTTCTGCCTATGGATCTGGAGTATTGAAGTCTGACAGATTAGGACATGACATCATTATGGGAGGATTAGAAAATGATCCTGTTCCAGATGTTGATCCAGCTATTTATCAGGCTTTATTAGCACAGCAATCTCCATCAATTTAATAAATTGTAAACTCTTATCATAAGGGAGGGCTGTGTCCCTCCTTTTTTTGTATATTTGAAACCATGGAAATACTAAAAAAATACATCGGGACAAAACAATGGTCAGCTCTATTGAGTAGATGGATTGACATTGAGAGAGGTAAAGAGGACTATTACATGTCTCTTGGCTTCCTTCATATTTTTGAAAAGCGTAAACCTAAACTAATTAAAAATGCTGAGAATACAGAAGGCAAGCTCTTCCAATCTGATAGTGACAGTAACGGAGCTGACAACAGTTAGTCCAGTTTTCTATCTCTTTGAATTTGAGCATGAGCAATCATTCTTAAAGTACTATTGCATCCTGCCTAATCTGAGCACAGCTACATCCAGATATGATGAATTCTTGCTTGTGGATGGTGTGGATGTTACCTTTGATTATGATGGTTACTACACATATAGAATCTATCAACAGACATCATCAACCAATCTTGATCCAGAATTCTCTGATGGCTTGGTTGAGGAGGGCAGAGCTCATGTCTATGAGATTGACTCACCTTCCACAGAATTCTCAACAAATATAACATTCAACATATATGAATAAATTTGAATCAATGTCATTCCGCAAGGACTTTGTTCTTCCAATTGAGGAGCAAGACAGAATGCTTGGCTTTATCAAGTGGGGAAAAAAGAATGACTATCCATATTTCTTGGTGGACCTTTACAATGGCTCAGCTTGGCATCAAGGAATCATCAAGAATAAAACTCACTACATTGCTGGTGGAGGTCTTGAGGTTGTATCTGGTGAGCTTGCAAGATTCATTGCGAATCCTTATTCTGACTTTAACATGAATGAGATTGTTGAGCAATTGGCTTTTGATTATGAATTGTTCGGAGCATTCGCTGTTAAGGGTACCTGGAACAGAGAAGGGACCAGAGTTGCTGTATGGGAGTATCTTGCCATTGATGCAATCAGAATTTCATCTGATGAAAGAATGTACTATCTTTCTGATGACTGGACAATGCAACAGCAATCGGCTGAGAAAACAAATCTAAGAACATTGCCAGCTCTTGATGAGACCAATAAGGTTGGCTCATTTGTATTGTATTACAAGGATCCAGCTAAGAAGGGTCGTAAAGAGCATGGAGTATATCCTAAGCCACCATATCAAGGAGGAATCACAGCAATCCAGACTGATGTTGACATCAGTAAATTCCACATGTATGAATTGCAGAATGGATTCAAGTCTGGAACAATGATCACTTTCATGGATGGCTTTCCAGAAACACAAGAAGAGGCAGAGTCATTCAAAAATCAAATCAAAGGACCAGCATCAAGTATTGAGAATTCAGGAGATATCATCATCACATTTGCACCATCATCAGATCAAGCTCCAAGAGTTGAGAACTTAACAGGCAATGACTTGGATAAGAGATATGAATCTCTTGAGTCAAGCGTTCAACAGAACATTCTTGTGGCTCATTCAGTTGTTGCTCCATCTTTATTCGGAGTTGCTCCAGAAGGCTCATTCAATGCAGCTGAGAGTGCTGATTTATTCGAGATATTTAAGACAACTTATGTTGATACAAGACAGAAGAGACTTGAATGGATATTGAATGAAATGGTTAAATTATCTGGAGATGTTGGTGTTGTGAGGTTAAGAGATGTTAAACCAATTGGAACAACTGAAGTTGCACCAACTCCATCACAACAAGATGCAGCATTCAATAGACAAGATGTTAACGCATTGATAGATATTACTACTAAATTAAATGAAGGAAAGATATCTCATGATAGTGCATTGAGTATCATTATGGCGTCATTTCCAACCATTGATGAGGCACAAGCAAGAAGGATTGTGGGGACTAACATAGGTCAACAGCAGATGTCATCATGCAAGCATAATATTGATGATGATGAGATTGGATACTTTGCTGAATATGGTGAATCAGCCAATAATTTCAATACAATTATGAGCTTTAACATTCCATGGGATACTCCAATGGATGAAGTATTTAAAAAGCATGATCAACTATTCACAACAATCGGACAGGTTACTGTGGGCGGGGAGGGCTCAAAAAGCCTGGGAAAGACTGATGGAGGGACTCAATTTGAAGTTAGGTATCAATACAAAGAAATACCTGGGATCCCTCCAGTTAAAACTCAATCAAGAGCTTTTTGTGTTAAATTAATTGAGCTCAATAGACTATACACAAGAGAAGAAATTCAAGCAATATCAATAAAAATTGGCAGAGATGTTTGGAGATACAGAGGAGGATGGTATACCAATCCAGATACTGGAAAAACAACTCCTTATTGCAGACATGAATGGTTGCAACAATTAGTGATTGCTAAGGAAGGAACAAAAAACATTGAGGTCATTCAGCCAGAAGTTAAAACAAATGAAATAACAATAGAAAGTGTAAAAACTGAAACAGTAAAAAATGTTATTAAAGATTTAGGATTGCAGGATATAGATTTGAAATTTGAATATAAAGATTTGAGTAAAAAAGGAGTTGATGGTAGTGTTAGTTTTGTGAAACAACCAGATGGGACTTATAAAATGGGTAATAAAGTAGAAATAGATAAAAATTTATCTCCACAAAAAATGGCTGAATTAATTAGACATGAATTAAGACATATTTATCAGTCTGAAAAATTAGGATACTATATTAAAGATGGTTTTATATATTGGAATAATCAACCTCATATTACAATAAAAGATTACAATAAAATTTTAAATTCTCTTAATAGAGCAAAAACAGCTTATAAATGGAATCAAGCTGCGGAAAAATACAACAATTTACCTTGGGAAAAAGATGCAATAACCTATGAAAAGAAAATGATATTTTCACAACAAAGAATTGATGAAAGAATAAAATTAAAAGATAAAATTGAATTGCCAAAAGAACTAATAATAGAACAAGATGAACTACCTACTATCAGTTGAAAATCTTAAAAAATTAGGATTGATCCACAACAATACAGATACCAAGCTCTTGGCAGTTGCTATCAAGCGAAGTCAAGACATGCATATTCAGCCAGCTCTTGGGACTCCTCTTTACAATGCTTTGCTGTTGAGAGTTGAGACATCCAACTGGACTCCTGACTATCTCACATTGATGAATGATTATGTTGTGCCATGTCTGGTTGCATTCGTTGATTACAGAGCAGCATTGCTATTGACTGAGAAGATGACCAACAAAGCAACAGGAAGAGTATCTGATGAGAATCTTCAAGCCAATACTTTGACTGAGGTACATGAATTCAGAGATCAGTTGAGAAAGGATGCATACTTTTATAAGGAGAGACTTGTTGGATTCCTTATGGATGACCAAGCAACAAAATATCCAGAATATTGTGATATGTGTTCTGATCATTGCAATGAGTATGTCAAAAAAGATAAGACAGGATATAAACCATTGAACTGGATCCAATGAAATTTTCAAAGAAACAGATTGATAAATTAAAAGCATATCTTAATAAGGATGGAAAGAACGTTAAACCAGCTAATGAAAGAGCTGGAAATAATAGCAACACAGCACAGGCAGATAAACGAATTCTTTCAAGGTGATTACATTGATGCTGTGTCAAGAGATGCAGCTCAATATCCATTGATGGTTGTGACTTTACAGGCTGGATCAATGACAGCTCAAGCTGTGAATGTGAATATGGTCATCTCAATCTGTGATAAGTACAACATCCAAGAATATAGACAGATCAATGAGATACATTCTGATTGCCTGAGCATCTGTAATGACATCAGAATCACATTACAACAATGGAGATTTGAGGATTTCATGGACATCAATGGAGACATCACAACACAACCATTCATTAACAGAGGACCAGATGTCACAGCTGGATGGACAATCAATGTGAGTGCATCAATATATGACTACAATGATTGGTGTTCCATTCCTTATGATGACTATAACTTTGAGAATGGCAATCCTCCAGGAGAAGATTGTGGAGATTTGACAACAACATATCAAGTTTATGTCAATGGATCTCTTGAGGATACCTTCACACAGGACACAACAACCAATAATACTATTAATATCAACATATAATGGCAACAACAACCATCAATGTCACTAATCAATTGCAAGATTTACAATCAGTAACGGATGAAGGCAACATCACAACCAATGATATCAATCTTGACAACAGTTCACTTATCTTGGACAATGGATCTAAGCTTACAAAAGGATGGATTGACAATGGAGCTGATGGAGGAATAGCAAGAGAATGTGCTGTCAATTATCAGGACCAATGGGAGAATGGTATTCAATACTTTATCAATCAAGGGGGGTATATTGTCAGAGCCAATTCAATCAATGGTACAACACCAGGTGTCAATCATGATATTACAATGGGGTATATTGTTGGAAGTATATTCCACGACATGAATAATCAGAACAAATATGAATGTACTGATAACACAGATGGAGCTGCTGTATGGGTTGCATTCTATGATGATGCTCAACCACAAACAAACACAGGTCTCTTTGCTCAGACAGCCAACAGCACAACCATAACAGCAACAACCAGTGAATTGACATTGATTGATGGAGGTGTTGGAACTTTATCTGTGCCAGCAAATGGCTTTAAGGTTGGTGATTCATTCAGAGTTGAAATGGGAGGAATTATGAGTGCTCAGAATAATAATACAATCAGAATCAGATTGAAGTCTGGATCTGTGAACTTAGGTGATTCAGGTCCATTAACAATGCCAGCAATCACAAATCAAGTATTCATGTTAAGTGTAACATTCACAATCAGATCCATTGGAGCAGCTGGTGTTGCATCAATTGTATCATTGGCACAATTCCACATCTTGAAATTAGCATCTGGGACTCAACAAGGATTCGCTTGGAATACTGTGAACTCAACAACTTTTGATACTACCATCAGCAATACATTGAATATTACAGCCCAATGGAGCTCAACCAATGCAAACAATTCAATTTACTCTGACATCTTTGTTCTGAATAAAACATATTAGCATAATAAGTATGGAAAACATATTTAAGCTGGATTTCAAGACATTCATAAAGAGTCCATTCACATATATCTTTTTTATATTACTTACAATTCTAATCTTCATTGGAAGGTATCTAATCAATTCAAAGGATAAAGAGATTCAGACTCAACAACAGAGGATTGATGATTGTGATGATGAGAGAAAGGAAGATAAAAAACTAATGCAAGATATTCTATTTCAAAAAGAACTAAATAAAAAACTTGATGGAGAATAAGATTCTATTGATAGCTACAATTGTGAGCTCTTTATTTGCAATCCTGGCACCAATGCCTGTGCATGAATACAAGGCACCAAAGAAAGATGCAACCACAATCAAGGCAGAGAAATATCTGCATGATCTTGAGGAGGAAAACAACCATAAGGTTGAGATACTTAAGCATGACGTGGACAGCCTATTGACAATCAAGCGTAAAATTAAGTATATTTACATCCAAAGAGATTCAATATGAGCTATGCATGGCTGAAAAAAGAAACAGCTCCAAAGATATTGGTTGAGGCAGTCAAGCACATTGGTGTTAAGGAGATTGTTGGCAAGCAACACAATCCAACCATTCTATCCTGGGCAAGAGCTCTTGGTCTTGAGAAGGATTACACAAATGATGAGATACCTTGGTGTGGTCTGTTCATAGCTTATTGTGCTCATGCTGCTGGTCTTGATGTTGTCAAGGCTCCATTGTGGGCATTGAACTGGAATAAGTATGGCAATGTTGCCAAGGTGCCAATGCTTGGTGATGTGTTGACATTCACCAGGAATGGAGGAGGTCATGTCGGCATCTATGTTGGTGAGGATTCAACACATTATCATGTGCTTGGTGGCAACCAGAACAATTCAGTAAGTGTATCTCGCATTGAGAAGTCAAGACTCAGCCAAGCAAGAAGGACTGCATGGAAGATTGCACAGCCAGCATCTGTGAGAGTTGTGCATC